GATGTATTGAAACCAAATTCGATTCCTAAGGCAGTTTGTATTCTTGCTGACTATCAGTACAAGAATGCTTTCGTTGCAGATCCAGAAATCAATATGGTGGCATGTTTGACTGAACTAATGGTTGAATGTGAATTCCAATAATCATGGATGATAAATCAATCTTCATTGAGAATCTGTTACGTGCTTCTGGTGGATCTGGTTTAAGTAAAGAAGAATTGACGATTGCATTTAATTCAATTAAAAACATTCGTTCATTTGCGTATATGCTGTCAAAGGCATACGAATTAAATCAAGATAAGTGGTTGACTTGTAATGAAATATTCAATGAAGATCATGATGAAGTTTGGTCAGTTTGGCATCACATAGATGAAAAGTATTCTACAGATTGGGGATTTCCTAAGAAACAAACAGGATGTTACATCTATGGATTTTTTACAGAGAAACCAGAAGGAATTGCAAATCCACTATGTCAACATGTTTTTTACATAGGACAGAGTAGATCAATTACCAGAGATGGTATGATAAACAGAAAAGCAGACTTCAAAGGTTCAGTAAAAAATGATATAATAACTCAGCATGGTGGTGGTTTTCTTTTTAAACAAAAATACGGTAAAGAGAATATTGATAAAGTATATCAAGCATACTTACCACTTCAACCATATAAGTGCAGAGATAAAGAAGCCGAACTGTTAGTTAATTATTTCAAAAAATATGGAAAACTACCAGACTGTAATCATGAAACAGATTATAGTAGAATAAAAAAACTATCAGAACAAAACACTTTGGATATATTTTATAATGAGTAACCCTTTTGATTATGTGAAAGAGATCCTTCAAGGCAAGAAGAATCTCATCAAAGATGCAGAGACAGAAAAAGATTATGTTCCATATCTGGTCAACCGTAGTCTTTCGTACTATTATGATTGTGTAATGTTGTCAAATGAGATGAATATTCGCCCATCTACTGACAAAAAGATGCAATTTGACTTTTTACTAAATACTGTACGGTCAACGAAAAGACCATTTGCTAAGTGGATTAAGCGTGAATCAAGTGACGATATAGAATGTTTGAAGTTACTTTATGGTTACTCCAATCAAAAAGCCCTTGAAGCTCTACGCCTACTTAGTGATGAACAAATCCAAGAACTAAAAGAAAAAACCCGGAAGGGTGGATTAAGGAAATGATATGGCTGATATTTCTAAATTTGTTGAAGTCGAACTAGGTGAAGAAGATGACTTTCTGAAGGTACGTGAAACCCTAACAAGAATTGGTGTTTCATCACGCAAGGAAAGAATCCTCTATCAATCTTGTCACATTTTACACAAACAAGGTAGATATTATATAGTACACTTTAAAGAACTTTTTTCATTAGATGGCAAACCGTCTAATATTTCTGAGAACGATATTCAACGTAGAAATACGATTGCAAATCTGTTGGAACAATGGGGATTAGTAAAGATTATGAATCCACAAGTTGTCAAAGATAACATGGCACCAATTCATCAGATTAAAATTATATCATTTAAAGACAAAGACGATTGGGACTTAGTTACTAAATATAATATAGGTAAGAAGAAAACTGATTACTAAAATGGTGAGTAATTATGCACAAAGTGAAAATAAATCCAACAAAGTTGGTGAACAAATATACTAAAGAAGAAGTATATACTAGGAATTACGATGATGTGATTAGAGAAGGAGCTAACGAATTTATTCGAGTCTTTACTCAATCAAATCCTCAAAGAACTTATCTTGTCAATCGGACAGCGTTTGAGATTGCCAAGTAAGTCGTGATGCCTTCGGGGTCACGTATTTTAACTTGCTTAATAGGAGAAACGTATGACACGCATTTCATTTGGACCTTTGTTCCATCAAACACTTGGTTTTGAAAACTTCATTCGTGATGTAGAAAAAATGCTTGATAGTGAAGTTAAACCATCAACATTTCCACCACACAATATCATCAAATCAGATGAGAACAAATATGTGGTAGAACTTGCAGTTGCTGGTTTTGCAAAAGATGAAATCGATATTTCACTACAGGATGGTAGTCTAACTATCAAGGGTGAGAAGAAAGAAAGCACACCTGATATTCAATATCTACATCGTGGTATCGGCACTCGCTCTTTCACCAAAGTAATCACAATTGCAGACACCATTGAAGTAAAGGGTGCTGAAATCAAAGACGGTATTCTACGTGTTGGACTTGAGAACATCATTCCAGAACACAAGAAGCCACGCAAGATTGAAATCAGCAATGAATTAAAAGAGTTTAAGCCACAACTTCTACAAGAAAAAGTTGCAGCATAAACGGTGGGGCTTCATGCCCCACTTTCTGAAAGATATATTATGAAAAAATCAAACAGTCAATACAAAATAGACAAAGAGACTAAGCGTCTGCTTGCAGGTATGACCGGCGAAGCTAAAACTAACTATCGCCAAATTACAATACAAGCAGACATTCAACCTAAATCGGACTTCATGTTTAGAGACAAGAAGAAAAATAAAGGTGAGTCTAAAAATGAAGAATAAAACTATACCTGCTAAGTTTCTAACTGCACACATGAAGGCTGCAGAAGTATATGCAGAACTTTCTAGTGCTATACGTTTGAAGGTTGGTTGTGTGATTGTAAAAGATAACACAATCATTGGTATTGGTTATAACGGCATGCCTTCTGGTTGGGATAATAAATGTGAAGATAGTGTTTACGTTGATGATATGCACGTACAACTAGTCACTAAACCTGAAGTTATTCACGCTGAAGCAAATGCACTTGCAAAGGTAACACGTTCAACCAATTCTTCAGAAGGTGCTTCCCTATTTGTAACTCACGCTCCTTGCATAGATTGTGCAAAACAAATCTATCAAGCAGGAATAGGGCAAGTGTTTTATAAACATCTCAACTTAAAAAACAATGATGGAATAGACTTTCTAAACAAGTGTAATATTCCATTATACCAATATGAACCCAAATGATGTTATCCGTTTGTTGTCAAGAATTCTTCCATGGATACCAAGTATAAATGAAGGAATTCGAAATGAGATACAACAAATAATTGACCAACTTAAAGCACAACAACGCCAATAAATTATTAACTGAGGAAAAATATATGAACATTCGTGAACTCGCCAAAAACATCGCATCACAAAAGAACGCACCTAAGGCATACAAGTATGACTTGTTTCTTCGGGACTTTGACAACAAAGTAGAGTTGTTGGGTCTTGTTGATGACCCCACCTATGATATGAAAGACTTTGTTGGAAGGGAAATGTTATTCCCTCGCAAATGGGTAACCCTAAGGGTTTTAGATGCTGATGTGAAGGTGGCAGTATAATGATAAAACTACTAACACTAAAAACTAATCACACCCTAATGGGTAATGTTGTAGATTTACCAGAATTTAATTATGTGACTATTAAAGAACCTGTACAGGTGGTACAGATTCCACCACGTGCGGCAAATGATTCTGGAAGTATTGCATTTTCTCCATTCTTGGATTATACTAATGAATTCAGAAGTGGAATACAAATTCAAAAGAATGATATTCTAACCACTACAACGCCTATACTTGAATTAGAAAATCAGTATAACTCTATCTTCGGATCCGGAATACAAATTGCGAAAACACTTTAATGAGTAAATATTACACAAACATAACGGTATATGGTCCTCATATACTTTATCGAGGTGTAAAGAATGGTAGGCGCATAAAAGAGAAAATCAACTATGCGCCTACTCTCTTTTTACCTGCCAAGAAAAAGACCGACTACAAAACTCTGTTCGGTGAATATCTAGAACCCATGCAGTTTGCCAATATCAGAGAGGCAAGGGACTTTGTTAAACGATATGAATCCGTAGAGAATTTTAAAGTCTATGGTAATGACCGTTACGCATATGCATTCATCGCAGACAATCATAAAGGTTTGATTGATTGGAAGATGGATGAACTGTCAATTGTAATCATCGATATTGAGGTTGGTTCTGAGAATGGTTTCCCTGACCCATACAAAGCACAAGAACCAATTACTGCAATCGCTGTTCGTCAACTGAATGGTGGTACTACTGTTTATGGTTGTGGTCACTATGATAATAACGATGAGAATGTTGATTACATTCGTTGCCAAGATGAAATAGAGTTGTGTAAGAAATTTCTAAGTGATTGGCAACACAACTATCCTGATGTGGTTACTGGTTGGAATACAGAAGGGTTTGATATTCCGTATCTGATTAATCGTTTCACTAAACTGTTTGGTGAGAAGGAAGCACGTAAGTTGTCTCCATGGGAAGTAATCAATGAGAGAGTTTACAACTTCAAAGGTTCAGAGAAAAAGTCTTATGATATCTTTGGTATTGGTCAACTAGATTATATTGAACTATACAAATGGTATGCGCCTAATGGTAAGTCACAAGATTCATACAAGTTGGATAACATCGCAAGTGTAGAACTTGGTGAGAACAAACTATCCTATGATGAATACGATACCCTTCATCAATTGTATAGACTAAACTATCAAAAGTTTATTGAGTATAACATTAAAGACGTTGAACTGATTCTCAAACTAGAAGAAAAGTTGAAGTTGATTCAGTTGGCATTGACTATGGCATATGATACCAAGTGTAACTATGCTGATGTATTTGCACAAACTCGCATGTGGGATGCATTGATTTATAATCATCTACTAGAACAAAAGATTATCGTTCCACCAAAAGAAGTTTCACACAAAGGTGAAGCATTTGAAGGTGCGTATGTTAAAGAACCACAAGTTGGTAATCACGATTGGATTGCATCGTTTGACTTGAACAGTCTATATCCACACTTGATTCAGATGTACAACATATCTCCTGAAACTTTGATTCCTGTTTCAGAACAAACAGAAGAAATGCGTAAGGTGATACGTGATGGTGTGAGTGTAGATAAACTTTTAGAAATGAAAGTTGACACCTCAAAAATATCTGATGTAGTTCTAACACCTAACGGTCAATACTTCCGTAAAGATGTACAAGGTTTCTTGCCAAAGATGATGGAAGAAATGTATGAGGATCGTAAGAAGTTTAAGAAGTTAATGCTCAAGGCTGAGCAAGAGTATGAAAATGAAACTGATGTAACAAAAAAGAAAGAACTAGAGAATTTGATTGCAAGATATAACAACCTACAACTTGCAAAGAAACTATCTTTGAACTCTGCTTATGGTGCATTGGGTTCACAATATTTCCGATTCTTTGATTTGAGAATGGCACTAGCAGTTACTATGTCCGGTCAATTGTCTATTCAATGG